ATGTGGTGGAGTCTATTCCATCCTGAACAGGAATTCTACCAGCAGAACCACCCTGTATATTGGTCGAGACACCAGCAGTATCAGCAAATGCTACATTAATTGCAGCGAGAGATGTCCAACTTGGAGCTGCAGTTCCATTTGACTGAAGAATTTCTCCAGCAGAACCAACTGCACTAAATGCAGTGTCGTTAGCACCTGCTTGGTACAGAACTGCACCAGCTGTACCACCCTTGATATCGGTCGCAAGACCAGCGTTGGTTGCATATCCAGCAACCGCAACACCAGTCGCAGAAATTGTGACTCTACCTTGACCAGATACAGGACTGATTTGAACACCAGCACCAGCAACGACTGATGTGACAACACCAGTCAGATTAACACCGTTACCGTAATATGTCGCACCAGTAACGATACCTGCAGTAGTAATACCTGTCAGGTTTGAGTTAAAAAGATTTGCTCCGTTTGAAGCTGTAAGATAGTTGGCTGTTAATGCGTTACCAACTAAAACGTTATTTGTAACACCAAGACCAAGGACAGTTGCAATACCAGTAACTGTAAAATGTCCACTGACAGTCGATGGACCTACAATAATAGGACCAGTATTATTAAACCTATTGGCAATCTTGTCGGCCCTAAGTAATGACATTACCTATGATTTTCCTTCCGTTAGTTGTATTTATAATATAACCAGATAAATATTTTCAGATCATTCAGTATTTAACACGATGAAAAATGGTGAATTTTGTCCATTAATCAAGAAGAAGTGTGTTCAACATAAATGTGCCTGGTATACACAAGTACAGGGTTATAATCCACAAACTGGACAAGAGGTAAATGATTGGAAATGTGCAGTCACTTGGATGCCAATGATGGCTGTCGAGAACTCTCAAATGTCCAGACAAACAACTGCTGCAGTAGAAAGTTTTAGAAACGAAACCGTGGCAGCTAATGATAGAAACAATAAATTATATGCACATGCATTAAATCAGGGGATTGTACAGGCACAAATTACACCTCATCCCCCGATTAATACATTACCAGCTAATCAATAAGCGTCTTTAGTACAAATAATTACATCAAGATATCGAACTTGGAAGTTCATTGATGCACCAGATTGTCCAGAATTTTCAACTTCGATTGTATGATTATGGTTGGCACTTTGGGTACCTGTAGTGACATTATGCGTGTGCGCACCGCCTTTGTTTATTGAGATACCCGTTTTGCTTTCTTCTGTAGTTCGTTCTTTTTCTTCTTCATTATTAAGTACGGTATTTTCGTTTTCACCCTCTTCCTCCGTTTCAGCTTGTGTATCCTTGTACTTATGGCTATGACCAGGATCAGTGATATTATGCTTGTGGCCACCATGTTCTGATGTTTCCCCAGTATGACTATGGTTTTGAGTATTATTCGCTGCATTTGCTTCATGAGTGTGTTCTTCAAGGGGAACATTCCTTGATGCAGCAAAGGCTTCAGTGAATCCCATGTTACCGCTGGAGTTACCACCTTCACTACTGGTTACTCTTAGTGCTCTGTTGTTAACACTTGTTGTGTCTTGAGTCCATCCAGTCGGTGCATTTGACTGGTAGAACAACATAGTAGTATCTTCAGGAATAACACCAATAGTCTCATTATAAAGTTGTCTTACAACATTTGGTACGACAGCTGTTGAGTCTGATGTACTTGTGGGTGGATATGTGTTATATAATTGAGATACACCCTGCTGAGAGGTTGATGCATCAGGAAGTCTATCTATATCGATGAGACCTGTGGTGATGTTAGGTCCATGGATGTCAGTTACATTAGAACCGTTACCATTTAAGTTACCGACAGTAAAATCCTGTGTGTTTGGATTGTATGTTAAATGTGATGCATCACTATCAATAAAAGGTCTTTGATAACTTGAAGCACTTTGGTTACTGAAGAGAATTTGATATGTCTGATTATTATTCCTCTCATCTACATTAATGTTATCTGCATTAGTTGCAGTGCCAGCTACATCTCCAGTCAGATCACCAACAAAATTTGCAGCGGTTAAAGTATTTGTACTTGGATTGTAAGTAAACTGTGCAGTTTGAGTATCAAGATATAACGCTTGATACTCATCAGTACCAGGTTCAGTGAATGCTACCTGATAGTTTGTATTATCACTCTTTTGATCAATATTAACACGTTGGGAACCTGTTGAAATACCAGTCAAAGTAGCAGTTATATTTGCAACTGTTAATGTATTTGTTGATGGATTGTATTGAAGTTGACCATTTTCACTATCAAGATATAAATTTTGATAATTTGAACCTATACCAAGAGGTTCAGTAAATGAAAGTTGATAATTTACATTATCAGATTTTTCTTGAACCGCAACTCTATCTGCACCAGTAGAGACACCAATTAATGCGGTCTGATCTTGTCTGACCGTTAGAATACCAGCACTTACACTAAAGTCCTGAGGACCTTTCAGATTGTTGATTGTACCGATACCAGAGACGTAGATATTATCAAAATCGGCTTGTAAATTACTATCAAGGAATTGAGTGACTGTTAATACTCCAACTTCAAGATCCTTGTAGTCATTATTGATATAGATTGTACCACCCATACCAGCAGTGTTGGATGCTTGGTAGTACAGTTTGTTTGGTGCATTGAATGGAACCTTGAAGGTAACAACACCAACCTGGGCACCATTGTTGGTTACACCATCATTATACTGATTATTAAGATCAGCTGTTGGTTGTGTTTTAATATAGAATGGGAAACCAGCAGAACTTACATGGAACTCGTACTTTGCAGCTCTTTGAAGATAAAGTTCTGGGTCATCAGTATTCTGTGTGAAGCCAATACCAGGAGGACTACCTGCTGTCAGATATCTAAAGGTATTTGAATTTACCTCTTCAATATTAAATTTAGTATATACTTCCGCATTATTCGCATCAAGGATATTATCTACTGTTACGTTTGTAAACCCGACAGTACCACCAGCAGATATTTGACCTTCTAAATTTGTACCCTTAATATTACCAGTTACTTCAAGATCGCCGAAAATATATGTGGCTGTCGTACCAGTTGAAACTGGTCCAATGATATCAAGTGTGTATACAGGATTGGCTGAGTTAATACCAATCTTTTTATCAGCTTTGACAGCAGACAAGAAGGTACCACCTACACCGAGATCGAATCCATCGGTGACAGTAACGATACCAGAAAATACACCACGTTGTGCCGTGATGGTTGTTCCAACGGAGAGATTCGAACTTACCTCAGCATCACCAATGACTACCAGCTTTTTATCAGCTTCAGTAGTTCCAATACCTACTTTACCTGTGCTGTCATCTGCGTATAGTAGGTTTTCGTTTACCTCTAGACCATTCTTTACGACAAAATCCTTATCGATTGCCATTTGGGTTCACTCTCCCCCAACTAAATTTTATTATTATTTATTACTGATCGGAGTTCTTATCATTATATGGTGGTGGACGAACATCTAAATTAAACGCTAATGAAACTCTATCGTATGGGTCATTGTTTTCAAGAACAGAGTGTCTTAAATCTGAGGGAAAGATAACCATGTGTCCTTCAATTGGTTTGAATAGGAAAGAAAAATCACAATTAAATTGATTTTTTATTTCTTCACTGTATGCCTGAAATAAAGTATAATGATTAAATTCGTTTGGATTATGTGCCTTTAGATGACCACTTTTTCTTGTTCTTTTAATCCATAAACATCCAGATAAATTACATCCTGGGTGAGTGTGTGAAAGGTTCATACTATTCTGACCATTTATATTCAACCAACAACTGTCAACTGTGACCTTCGTTCCACTCTTGAATAACGTAGAGACTGCTTTACCGATATATTTTTTTAAAAAACCCATACAATCTTGAAAATCGTCGTCATTTTTAATTTTTACATCAGAATGCCAACCATTTTTATTTGATCTAGTGATACCAGAACAATTTGTTCTTAAATTATATGCATAGTCAATAAACTTATCCCTGAACTCCAAGAATTCAGGGTTAGTATCAGTCCTTGTCACAAGATGAGGAAATAACGGAAGGTATTCAATATTACTCATATTCACATGTTACATACAATAATTATAGAACAAAAATCAATTTAAATCAACTACTAATATCTCCGAAAGTTTTCCAAGTGTTACCAGTTGTATAGACCCAACCCACTGTACCACCTGCTTCAGGGTTTGCATTGAAAACAACGTCACCAGGATTACCAGCATTTGTTGGTGTTGCAATACCAACTGTGATTTGTCTGGAAACAGATGCATTACCTTGAAGGAACATACTATTTGCTTCAAATCCCTCTTCAGATGTATTCGTTACCTTCTGTGAGAATTGTACAGGACCGTTGAATTCGGAAAGGATATTACGAGAATCACCACCATCAACAATAAAGTTTCTTGCAACCTTTAAGACTGAACCTTCAACATAATTAAACTCAGATGTCTCATTTTTAGAACCTACGGTATAAGGGTCTTCACCTGTAACTGTTTGAATTGGTGTATCATACACTTGTTCTCTACCAGTGTTAGAAGCAATTCTCTTGTTACCGATATAGAAGTCACCCCTGTCATTCATACCTGTGTAGTTTACAACACCACCACCAATAGTTTGTGACTGTACATTAATCTGTTCATCGAGTGTCAGTTGTTTTGTCTGTTTACTTGGGAATGCAGTGGAGTAGTTACCAGGACCATAACCCAAATATTCAAACGTGTGACCAGAAGCACGAATAATTGAATTTCTTCTGAATTCAAGTGGATAGAATCTTACTCTATTGACAACAGCCCCTTCAATATGGGTATCTGCAATACTTCCAAAGACACCCCTAAAGACTCTTAATTCAGTATCACCCGAAGTTCTACTTACGGTTCTACTGATTCTCATGATTTCATCATCAATTTGAAGGAAATCACCAATTTGGAATGCATAATTTGTCATATTATTGACATTGATTATGTTTGTGGTTTTACTGGTGATTGCTGCTGAGAGGGTTGTGGAGATACCTGCATAGATTGAAGTTTCTCTTCCATGAAGTCTACCATTACCAACCACAAGGTCACCTGCATTATTGTAAATACCTGCAGGGTGGATTCTGATTGTACCACTAGTGGAAGGAGTGACAGTGTTAATACCAACGTCTAAGACTACTGTAGTCAAACCAATCTTATCAACACATGCGAATGTACCGTTATAGAATGTTTGTGCTGCACCACTGACTGTTACACTGTTGTTTACACGGAAGCTATTCGCATAGTCTGTTGTGATCGTTGCAAGACCAACATTCTTATTATATACAAAACTTGCAGTATCATAAGAAGGACCCATAACAGAGAATGCACCTGGTCTACAAACATTAATACCGAGACCAGTTGTTGTGATACCTGGAGACTCTGAGTCAAGAGGTTCAACTTCAAATTCTTTTAATCCAGATATAGAAGTAATTCTATATTGAGTATTGAACCTTCTACCATCATAATCATTAATACCAGTGATATTAATAGTATCGTTTCTATTGTCATAGATTCTGTTTACAGAACCAGTTGCAACTGTAAATCCAGTAGTAGTTGCAATACCGACAACTCTAAAGGTATCACCTTCAACAAAAGCACTACCCCCATCCATAATGGCGATGTCAATAATTTCACTAGAACTAGTTCCATCTACAGTGACTAATGCGGTTGCATGTCTTCCAAGTGAACCAGCACCTGTGTTCTCAAGTTTAGCATTATAATAGTATTGAATGGTAGAGGAACCATCACCATAACCTGCACCAACATTATCAATAACAGGTCTTGTAATTCTACCTAAACCATGCTCAATATCAGTAAAGATTGTATACGCCGTACCAACATTATTTGAAACAATATCGGTAATACCAACACCAATACCAGTATCTGAGAAAAGTTCTTCTAAAGTCTCTCCAGTAATACTCTTTGTAGGTTCATTGATTTTGACTTCACCAATATTGTTTGCAAGAGCGTAACATGCTGATGATTCAGACGTTGATGTAGGATTATCTCTATCAAGTTGTGGATAAAGATTTCTTACTGGTTGAGGGAAAGCAAAATCTTCAGTGTTAAAAGGTGCAACGGATGGTTTTTGATCTGAATTAATCAAACTCAGATAATAGATACCATCTTGTTCACCATTTTTATAATCGTTAATAGTGGTTACATCATAACAGAAGTAGTTACCGACATAGTTCTTTCTCTTAAATGTTGGAAGAGCTGTTGTTCTCTGAGAAGTATTGTTTGTGAAGGTTCCAGG